ATTCAAGAAATAACTGGAAAAGGAGAAGGAGAAGGGGCTGCTAGTACAGAGTCTTTGGATTTACTTACCAAATCATTTTCGCCTATTCTTATACCTCACGATATTGATTTGGAAGGCGACCAAATAAAAGTAATACTGAAAGATATTGATACTGTAAGATATACAGTAGAAAACATAGGAGATAAATGGTTTTTACAGGATGTTACTACAGATTTAGGCGACTTGTACAAATCTAACTATTCATTAAATCTGGCTGACAGTCTTCAACCGTACTGGGGTCCATTAGCATCACTCATGGTTCAAGGTTATCTACAAAAGTTAGAGATGGATGAGAAAAAGGTACCAAGTCGTAAAAAACAAGAATCTCAGTCAGCGGGTGTATTAGATGCTGATGATGATAAAAGACTTCTAAAACCCTCTACAAAGAAAGCAGCAGAAGTATTTTTAAGAGCCGTTGATATACTTACTAAAGAAAAAATGACTTGGACGGGGCCAAAGGGTCTGGGAATAGACATGGCTACGCCTATTGAATCACCAAGCGGGCCAACAAAACTTACAGAAAACTCTAACCTACCTGACTATGACGGAAGGAAAAGATATGATGAAGAAGATTCCGAAGAAGAGGATGAGGAAGAAACTAAAAAACCGATTGAGCATATGGAATTGAACACTAATGAGGGTGAGTTGCTTGTTTTTGATAAAAATAAAGATGAAGTTTCTATTTCTCAAAAATAGATAAGTATATATAAAAAAACATTAACTCATTTAATTCAATGTTAACTTTGCAAAGGCCATCAACATCAGGCATTTCCATTCTAAAGAGTGGAAAGGACTTGGTTGTAGCAGGCTATGCTTCGGTTGAACTTGTTGATAAACAGGGTGACCTAATCACAAGAAGTGCACTTAATGATGCATTTGGTAACTTTATGAAAAGTGATAAATATCGAAATGTTCAACTCGCTCATTCAAATATACAAGTAGGAGAAGTAATTGATTCTTATGTAGACTCAAATGGTAGGATGTGGAAATCCGAAGTTGATGACACAGGAATGTTCGTCGTAGTAGAACTACGTAATGACATAGAAAAAGCACGAGAAGTTGCAGCAGAAATCAGAAAAGGTAATCTGCAAGGCTTTTCAATTGGTGGACAAGCATTCAAGCGAGTCCGAAAAGCAGACCAATCTCATGGTGAATACCAAGAGATAAGTAAAATGGAACTCCATGAAATCACGATTTGTGAAAAGGGAATTAATCCCGAAGCACAATTTCGTATTCTGAAGGAGGACAATGAAATGAGTGAAGAACAAAATTTAATGGAAATGATGAATAAATTAGATGCACGACTTGATGCTATGGAGAAGGGTGAAATGCCTGAAGGTTTTAAAGAAAACATAGAAGATAAGAAGGAGACTAAGGATATGAAAGATGAAAAGAAAGACAAAGATGAAAAAGAAGAAGAAGATGTTCCTGAAGGTTTGAAAGATTTGGACAAAGGTGCTTATTCCGACTTTATTACCAGTGAATACCTATCATACTTGGAAGACAGTCTTGCAAAGAGTGGAATTGATGTTAATGCAGCACGTGACCACTTCGGAAATCTTGAGAAGGCACAACTTGGTGGCTTCGACAACCCTGATTCAGTAGATGGTGCAGATTACTTCGCTGGTCAAGTTCGTGGTCGTGGACAAGAAAACGGTAGCCCCTCAACAGGTGCTATCTCTGCTCTTACATCCGGTGGTGGTAAGACACCTACTGGTGCACTTGGACCAGTAAGTATGGCAAAGCAATACTTATCACCAAACAATGTATCTGATTTGGATATTCAAGCGGCTTATGAAGTTTACAAAGCAGCAGCAGAGGAGCAGAACTTCCGAAACTCTCTTGAGTCAAACTTTTCAAACAGATTTTCTCATGAACAACAAATCGCTAAGGCAGCAGCAGAAAAAGCAGCCTTTGATGCTCGAGAGCCACTTTCTCAAGTCTTAAAAGGTCTTGAAAACTTGGAAGAGCGTATTAATAACTTAACAACTGAAGGAACAGTGATTGCAAAATCCGATTCTGGTAGTGATGTAGAGATTCCAACAACACACGACCTTGCACACATGTCATGGGATGAAGTTCATACCCTTGCTGGCAAAGTGTATAGAGGTGCATGAGTAAAAGGAAAATAAATATAGGAGATGAAAAAATATGGCATGAGATTATATTAGAACAGTACAAGACATGGAACGTTATTTCTATGGAGCAGGAAATGCTATGGGATATTCCTATAGTGGCTCGGAACTATTGAAGGCAGACAGTCCAATGTTGTCTTCCACCGCTGGAACATACCAAGCAATTTATGGCCGCAAAGTGTGGTCACAACTAAACCAAGAATTTAACGCTTTCAGCGTTCTTCCAAAGAGGCCTTGGGAAAGAAGTGGATGGAGAGTTATTACCGCTCGTCCTTCCTTTACTAAGGGTGGCGGTGTTGCGGAGAATGCAACACTACCTGACACAACCAAACCAACTTTCCAGCACATTGCTGCAAAGCCAAAGACCATTGCACACACTTTCGACATGAGCGAAACCGCAATGTTCCTTGCTGACAAAGACGACGGACTTGGCGACATTCGCTCAGTCTTGAAGGAAGAAATGGGTAAGCATCACGCAGAGCACGTTAACAGAATGTTGCTTACTGATGTAACTACATTAGCAGCAAATGATTTAGAGTCACTTGACCGTGTTACAACCGCTGGTTCAACCGCTATGACTTCTGGAACTCACTACGATACTAGTGATGAAGATATCTACAGCATTGACCGAAGTGCAAACACATGGGCATTCGCTGAGGGTAACGCTGATACCGGAAGTGTAAACCGAACTCTTTCCCTAGACCAATTGGATGATTTATTCCAAAAGATTTGGGTCCGTGGTGGAAACCCTAAGGTTATGCTAACTGGATATGATACTTTGATGCGTCTTCAACAACTTCTACAGTCTCAACAGAGATTCATGGAAGAGAAGCGTGTTACACCAACCTACAACGGTGTCAAGGGTGTACCCGGTGTCGAAGCAGGATTCATTGTTGCAACTTACAACGGTGTGCCAATCATTCCATCCAAGGATGTTCCAACTGATTCACTAAGTAGAATTTACTACCTTGATACTGATTACCTGTATTTCAGCACCGCTATCCCAACACAATACTTTGAGAGTGGTATCGAAACTGGTGACCCATTCGCAATCAATCGCCTCGGACAAGAGGGGATGTACCGCACCATGGGTGAGATATGGACAACTTTCTTTGGAGGCCAAGGTTCAATCCGTGACCTTAAGTGAGGATAAATGAGTAAAAAAATAAAATGGAGATGAAAAAATATGGCACACACAAATTGTAGCGTAACACACACACTGTTAGATGTAGGATTCCACAATGGAGCACCTAAAGTCTACCCAAATGCAGATGGAACAGTATTAGATAACACAACATGGCAGAGCGGAACAGCAGCAGCCGGAACATACCCCGGTGCTTTAACAGGTTTTAATGCAGCAAACTCTAGCAGTAACGAGCAACCGGCTCAACTTAGATTGATTTCGGTTCGCCTTGAAACTACTGGAACATCGATTACTTTTGATGTAAATACCTTTGATAGCGACCTTAACTACGTCTATTGCTTACTTTCAGCAATAAATGATACTGACACTGATGAGTCACTTTTGGCAGCCGCAACTGTTGTTGCACAAGAGGCTGGAACAATTGCAATGACTGTTGGCGGCTCAGGTGACGATGTTTTGTTGACCTTTATTGCGGCTTGAGGTGTTAAATTGCCTTCAGTAACCTTTCTTGGTCCCTTCTATGAAACCCAGCACAAAACTGGGTCATGGCTTCGTGGGGAAAAAGTAGAGGTAACTCAAGAATGGCTTGAGGATAATCAGAAATTTCTCCCTCTAAATAAATTTAAAATTGAGGGAGAAGGAAATCTTTCAACCGATATTCCTGATGAAAATTGGAATAGGAAAAATATTATTTCTTGGTTGAAAGGTGTAGGAGTACAGACAGGAAATGGTTATTTAACCAAATCCGCAGCACTCTTACTCGTCCAAAAGCATATTAACGAAGGCGATTTAGACTAAATATAGGAGATGAACAATAATGGCAAGCATAACTGAAAACACAAGAGTCCACACAATGGGCGATTTACTAATGATAAGTGGAACTTTTACAGATGGTGGAGTATCTATTGATTATAGCCCTTTTTTAAGCGACGTAATAGCGTGTGGGGCACACATAACTGACACATTACAGAATTCTACTGTAAAAATTAACATGGGCGGCGACCTTGAGATTGGTGAAACTGCTGTAGTAGTTGATACAACATCAGCATTATTGGCACTTTCGGTAGGACAGGCTATATACACCAGTTTAGGTGAATTAGTTGCCACTATCGCTACAGTAGATGATGCAAATAATATGCAAATTACTGCGGCTACTACCGCAATGAGCAATAATGATGACATATATGTAATGGGAACTTACCACCCAAGTGTAACTCTCATAAGCACAGATTGCAACGCATCTGTTGATACTACTAATGAATTAATTCTAATCGAGGCAACACATATGTCTGCTTCCGCTGCTGCTGCTGATGGAATAAGTCTAATTGACGGACGTTGGTGGGCACTTGGAAAGCGCTGAGGTGATTTACCTTGGCTATTCCCGCAATTAATACACAAGTGTATTTATTTCCACCTAGTGGCCCTTACGAAACAGGTATTAGTGTAAAAACTGAAATTACTATTAATAATTCAGGCTCATCGAACATTGTTACAAACGATGCAGCCGATGCTGCTAATGATTTTACCACTGCAAATGCTAATACGGTGTTTGTTGCTAATGCAAAACCAAATAGTGGCACAAAATTATTTGTAAGAAAAACTGATGTAAGTATAGAAGGTCAAGGTTTCCTTTACATAGGTCACATTACTGCAACTAATGTTGGCGCTGACGTTGAAACAATTACAATCGTTGAAGCAGCCTCGTGTACTATTCCCGTAGATACTATGTTATATTCTAATACATTTGCACCTATGTTAAATGGTAGAGTAGTAGACATGTTTGCTGGTTCTTCTGCAAGTGTTACAAGTATGGATATAAATGATATCAGGGGTGAAATTGCCGTCGTAGTTAATTATGCTGGTTGAGGGTGATTCATGTCTTTTGATATAAGAAATATAGACTTCGACGACATACATCGAGCGGAAAAAATAGGTACTAAATTTGATACCGGTTCGGCTATTGTAGAAGATGTTGAACATCCTCTAAAGGGTGTTACCACAGAACAACGTAATCGTGGCACTGAAATTGGTGATATACTAAATATTGGCTCAGGAACACGTTGTGTGTCTTGTGGTTTTTTGCACTTCTTATGGAGAGCCACCTGCGGGAATTGTGAAAAACCGATGGAATATAATTTAGGCCACAGGGATGAAAAGAATAGGTTGTGAGGGGGAGTTGATTAATGCCCATAGTATTCAGTCCCGGTGAACCCGAAACAAGACCGTTATATCCTACTGAAACAGTTTATACCACAGCACAAAAAGTTGCTGACCTTCTCGATATTGGTCCGGGTGAAGAGGTGCTTGCGAGTGGTGATACGGAGGCTGACAGAGTTTATGTTACAGGTACCGACTACAGAACCCATGGCTTTGCAGTAGGTGATACTATTCTTATTTACAGCGATGCTCAGGCTTTAGGAGTAGAGAGGACAATTACATCGATTGCAGAAGGCGGTGGTAATGGAGTCGCCTTATATTTTACAGGCACCGATATCTCAAACCCTAATGATTTTCAAGTCGCTGATAATACTTACATTCAGAATCAAGCATCATTTACTGACGGTAAAATCCGTGGTATTACAAAATCTAAGGTTGATAATATAATATTAAAAATACAAGATAGGATTGATAATCTCACTCATAATGCTTGGCGTCCGTATCTTGTAAGTGCAGAATATATTAATTTTGATACTTATAAGCCATACCGTCGCCGGTATTATACTGATTATGTAGGTACAGCGCCTTTGTTGTTTAGGAATGTTCAACAAATGTTAAGGATAGAACTTTGGCAAGGAGATGATTATCGAGAAATATGTGGTGCTGAAGCACGAATTAAATTTGATGATGTTTCTTCACTTGGCTCTGCAAGTGTATATATTTCACCCGGTAATGGTAGTGTAGCCACTCTTGCTCAAGGGACAGGGACGGGACAATGGCGTGATGATTTTTCTTCCACTACAGTTGCTCAAAACTTTGCTGACCTTATTAATAA